TTACCAATGGCAACATCCTGCTGTTCAGCATGGCTTGGCTTCAATTGGGCTGCCATTTTCAAAGCTACAATATTGCCACGAGATGAAAGCTTTTGCTCAAGACCTGCAATGGCATCTGATATTAAGTTTTGCCACCTCCCAAAGCTCTTGTTTTTGGTTGTTCTTGCAAATCTGTCCGGCATAAATCCATGGCCAAACATGTCTGGATTATTTTTTGCAATGTTTAATAATTCATCAACACCCTTTAATGATTTTTCAAGGGTTGGCAAATCTTTTTGAACAGACATTATTTCCTTTTGTTCGGATTGCTTGGTTTTATTTTGCGATTTTAAATTTTCTAGATCCATTTTAGACTGAAGATCTAATGCTCTTTTTTGCTCAGGAGTTTCTTCTGCAGGGGCCAATGGATCTATACCAAATTTGTGCTTAAAGAATCCACGCAACAAAGGATTGTTCCTCATGGCCTCAAGATTAATCCCACCACTTTGACCTATTTGCTGTGCTTTAACAGGGTTCTGTTGCGATTCTTGCATTCCTTGAGGGCTAAACATGCCCATACCTTCGCCCATTTCTTGGTTTGGAACAGGTTGCTGCGGTTTTTGTTGTCCGCCCACACCGCCTGTTAGCATATTTTGCAAGGACGCAAATTGGTTAATTTCGTACATTGGATCGTTTCTATTCTTCAATTCTTGCAATCGTTGCTGAAGTATCATTCGACGAATAGGATCCATAGAACCAGCTCGTTCTGCTGATTTTTTTTGCAAATCCATGCTCTGATTAAATTGATCCATCTGCTGCTTTTGACGCTCTCTTTCAAGAATTGGTTGCATCATTCTAGAATACATAGAAGATCCAGTATCAATACCAGAAAGTAATCCGTCTATTCCAGAAGATGGCAATGGTATTCTTGTAGCCATTTAAGCGCCTCCTGATGTGTTCCATCTCTTTGATATTGCATTGCCAATTGGATTTGACGCAAATCCAATGCCAGCTCCAAGCAATTTTGAAAACATATTTCCACCGGCTCCCTGTTTTCCATACGCCATTTCAGCGGAATTTTGTCCCATATTCATAGCGTTCTGACCCATTTGGCTGGCAGCATTGGAGCCTTGTCCAAATATGTTTCCCGCTATACCAGCTCCTGCCAAATATTTCTGCATTAAACTATCCATATAATTTTGCCTATCATCCATACTTATTTGAGATTGTCCGGCTTGAATAGCATTTAAAGCTGGGGATGAGCCACTTAATCCGAGAGCGCTAGCTGCATTAAGTCCGTGCTGTTTTGCCATCTCTTCAGCTTGAATAGCAGATGGGCTCTCTGAATATCCTTCTGTCCATTTTTTTTGAAGAGCTTCTGGGTCCATAAATGATTTTAATATTGAATTTAAATCACCATAAGCCTCATGACCATATTGATTGTAAGGGTCAAGATATCCTTGAGACTGTCCATAATACTTATCAAGTTGCTCTTGTGCCTTATCATAACCTCTTCCAGGATGTAAAAAACTTGATACCCAACTCATTTTAATCTCCTTATGGATAAGGACTTACGTCAAATTTAATTAATGATCCATTCTGCTTTCCAACATAAACATTATTTACAGAATCATATAAAATAACGCCATTTAATAATTGTCCAGATAAATCAAGATTTGTTATTTCGACATCCGTGTATGAATTAGCTATAAATAAATTAAATGCATTTTGAATGTCGCCTATGTTTTCATTTAATGTATCCACTAAAACCCAAATCCATTGCAAAATCTGCATATCAAAATCACTGTTTGCTATAGGCGCTGAATCTATCCTGTCCAGAAAAATAGACATTAATTTGCCCCCCCACTTACTCTCATCGTATTCCTAACTCCACCAAGTATCACAATTGGAGCAGAACTTACGCAAATTAACCTATAACATCTATTTCTACTTGATCCAAGCTGATACCACCTAACGCGCCATCTATACTGGCCAAGCTGACTGAATGGAAGAACATCAGATTGAATAAATGTTTCTCCTCCATCGTCAGAATAATAAAGTTCAATATGAGGCTTAAACAAAGCGTTATAATGAATGTCATCAAATGAAGGTGTATTAGTGCCCTCTTGTATTAAAAATTTATCATCTTCGCTAACAATATAAATTGGATTTTCTGGCGTACTTTCTTCTGAAATAACAAATTTTGTATTAACAAATTGAGCGTTACTTTGATAAAATGTTTTGTTTCCAAAAACAAAATCTATTTCAACATAATCTTCTCTAAACTCAGAATAGTCTTGAAGATATATTTGTTGAGTTACAAGCTCATATCTCATTGGATATTTTAAAAATGCATCATCAGCCTGTGTATCAGACTGCGTCTCATTTCTCAATTCATTATGATAAATATTTCCAGCCATTTGGTATATAGCTGGATCTCCTTGCACTGTAACCAAATGAGAATTATTAAAATAAACATGATTTTCAATTCTATTTCTTTCTCCATTTAGCTCTATGCATCTTCCCCATTTTCCCGTCTCAACGTTAAATTCTATAGAAGTTGCATCCTTATTGATGTCCAACTCACCAAAATTTTTATACCTTCCAGCAGAAACTCTATAAAATATAGTATTTTCATATTGGTATAAAAATCCATTTACAGGGCCAACCAAAAATGGACTCAATGTTTGCTCGTCAGTTGAATTCTCAAGCAAAACATTAATAGCCTGTGATGATATGTCTTGTGGTGATTGACCATTAGACATCATAAATGAAACCAACCCATTAGAATTTTTTGCGAGCCAAACCATCATTCCAAAATCAACAGATAAACTATTTGGATCAGCTATACCAAAATCAAAGTTATATGATGAATTCAATTTCCAAGGAAATTCTCTAGTAACGCCTGCAACTGTAATTTGAGTAGTTATATTTGCCCATACATCAGTTGTGAAGTCGCACATTATATAAAGTTGATTATGCAAAACAGCAAATTGCCTAATAACTCCTGATGCTCTTGCAAATAAAGCTTGGGCAGGAGATCCAAAACTAAAACACCCAGATGCGCCCCCATCAACATTAATTGTGCTTAATGTAAAATCAGGGGTGTTATCAGTGCTTACAACAAAGCGGTTACCGAAAGACGCCACGTAAAGGGGGTTAGTGGGCCTGTTTGGATCGGTAACCAACTCGGAAATAACTGATGATCCATTCTCAGTTATAAGAAATATATCAACGCTATCAGTCATCATGTTATATATGGTTGTTCCGACTGCTAAAGTTGCAAACCATATTGGAGTATCTAATGCGACATTAATAGATAATGTTTTTCTATTGTAGAATCTATCAAATTGATATACGGATGTTCCATCAACAACATACATATAATCAATAGATTTAAAATGTGCTCTAGGCTCGGAATTAAAAATCAACCTGTTTACATTTAAAAATCTTACATGCTGTCTTCCCATGCATGGATATAATGCTTGTTGTTTTTTTCCTGATTCAACCTGTATTCCATACCAATTCGCACAATCCATAGATCCAAACTGAGTGAATCTTTGTCTATCGTAATAACAAAATATTGGCAATTCCTCTATAGGCATTATATTCCCGCCCGAACGCGCCACGCGCCATTCAATAAAGATTGTTCGTCACCAACTATAGATAAATTAACTTCGCTTGCTGACTCCATAACATCTTTTGATTCTCTATATATATCTTCAAGCTTTTGAGTCCACGCTTCAGATCTCCCCGTATATAAAGAAACATCCTTTGCAACTGCAAATAAAAGAAATCTTATGTAATATTCTGGCAAACTACTCATGTCATCGTTTGCGGTCAAATCTGTTAACTGGAACTTTCCTCTTGCAAAGAACTCATAAAATTGGCTTGGAGCTGGATATAATTGCGCCAATACAAATTGAGTTTGAGGATATGTAATAATAAATCTTGGAAGCCCTTGAAGGGGCTCATATTTCCATGCAGCCAGATATTCATCTCTACTTTTATTTATTAATGGATAAGTCACGCCATTTAAAAGAAGCCACGCACTATCTAAATTTGCCAATCGACCTTCTTTTATATATGCAATCGATGGATCACTATTATCATGTATGAACGTAAGGTTTGATTGACCTGAAATATTTGCATCATTATTTAACGTTATAGTGTTTCCAAATACAGATAATATAATTGTATTTGCAGGAATTCCATTCCCGCTTACTGGGTCGCCAGAATAATACAAACCACCATTCACAACAGAAAATAATGGAGACCCATTTGAAAGGGTAACAATTTCAGTTAATGTAGTACTTGTAGGGTAATTTATTGGCGCAAACATCACTTCTTTTATTCCAAGATTTACAGGAACACTAACAGTTTTTGCGATAGTTAGCATTAATCCATTGCTTGCATAAAACCTTAACAATTGATTCAAAACAGTTATACAAAGATTCTGATCGTTACCGTTAAGTGGCACCGTAGGGTTTTGGGCGCTAATCAACCTGAAACTTTGAAAACAAAAGTCTCGAACCGTGTAAGTCATTATTTCTTACCCTTATGCTTGTTATTCTTGGCATGGTCATGATCTTGCAATTCTTTTTTTGGAAAATTTGATAACGCATCTTCAATTGAATCAAACCAAGTTCCTAAAGACATATGATTTTTATATTCACTCCAACTGCAAACAAGTTTCTTTTCTCCATTAATTCCATATATAAATGTTCTGAAATATTTTCTTGAAATCCTCTGACCGTTATATACAACATCATCATCTTTACTCATTTAATCCTCCCATGAATAATAAATTGGCGGCACGAATGCCGCCTTATATCATCAAGAACAAATACGAACTGCAAATTCAGGATTGATTGCAACACCGCAGATTATATCGATACGATCTAACTGCTCGTAGTTTCTGATGTCAGCACCCAACGTATATGTCAATGCAAGTTTGTATAGATCAGAATAACGAGTTACAGCTTCAACACCGCCTCGCAACTCTTTGATTGGAGGAGCGGCAAAAACAATCGCTTGAGTATGATAGGCTATACTTACGTTATGGCTATTACGAAGCAACAATTGAGCGCCATTAGGGATAGCGGCAGAAATGTTTTGTCTTGCCCCGTCAATAACAATTGTTGGGTTGACTGGAATATTTGCTGTGGTTCCATTTGCAGAAATTACCTGTTCTGTTACTACAAACTGCGCTCGTTGCTGAAGTGGTGAATAAATTAATGGATTAACCATGAATACACCAGCAGCATCGTCAATTTCAATGATGTCACCAATTTGGAATACAACGGTTCCAGGAGCAACAGCAAGACCTGTAACTGATATTAAATTACCGCCAGTTATTGGTCCATTAGTAACAGTTCCAGCTAATTTAAATCCAGCTGGAGGCGTTCCACCGGTCTGTCCCGCACCAGCAATTTGGCGATCAAAGAAATTTGTCTTGAAAAAATCAAACCCTGAAAGATGCCCAATAAATCCATCAATCAATGCTCCAGTATTTACTGAATTATTAAATACGTTATATAGGTCATTTGAAAGATTGGCTGCAACACGCGGAGGAACACCACAATATCTTTTACCATCTTCTGGAATACCCAATTCCGTCATATAGGCATCAGCAGAAAGAATGGTGTTGAAATCAACAGGAACTCCAGGAGTACCCACGGCCTGATAAGTCTGCTTTTGAAGATTATCAGTACCAACAAACTTTTCAACCATATTTGCAAGACGTTTTGCTCGAGGAGCATTTGCCATCTCCAAATAAGGCTCGTCTCGAGCTCGATCGAATGTCAGGTTAAATCCTGTGTACTCAATCATGGTACGGAATTGTTTAGTGATGGATAAAGGACGAATAACCTGAACACGCGCTTCGGCAGTAGCTGTAGCTCCTTCTCCTGCCAAATAACGCTCTTCCAATCTATAATTAACTGTTTGACCGGTTGCAAATCTTAGATCTTTAAAGTCACCCTCAAGATTTCTGTTTGCTGTTCGTACTAAAGCGAGTGAGTTCCAAAAACGAATAAAAACGTCATCCAACACATATTGTGTGGTTCTAAATAAATTAGCCATTATGTTCTCCGTGAACAAATGTTTATAAATGCTCAAAATGAGCGCCTATTTTCATTTGTCCGACGGTCGACAATAATTACACGTCTATATGTTGGGTGAATGACTCCCGATACTCTTCACCTAATATATTAAATTAAAAATTTACTATGTGTCAAATTTCTTCATAATTTATTTTTTTATCAAACCCGTGCAAACAGCCTCCAGGTTTATGATGTAGAGATTCTTCTGATGAGTATTCTTGAACCGTTGAAAATGGAAAAAAATCATTTTTTAAATCTTTTTTAATATTTTTATTTCCAAATTCGTAATACTTATTACGTTTTTTATCCATATTATCTACCTCTCCTGCTGGCAAGTTGCGCTCTTTTTTGTTTTTCAGACCTGGCTATTAGGTCCTCTATGCTTTCTTCTTTTTTGTTTTGTTTCTTTGTTTCGATATGAGAGTCTTCTTTTGTTCTCGGGATTGGTCTTGGTGCATTCGTTGATGAAGATCCTTTCCTCATTCTTTCCTCAAGCCTTCCCATTTCAACCATTTGAGAAACTGGGTCTTTTATATTTGAGATCCTTTGGAGGTCTTGCGGAGTCCTTTTACTTGCTGCATATAAAAAAGCTGCTGGATCTTTTATACCCCTCAATGAGTATACCATTGCATCTGTAAGTGATTGGTTACCAACGATATCGACAAAATCTGGAAATCGTTCCATTCCTTGAGAAAATTTATCTTCAAATTCTGCGTGAGCTATTTGTTCTCTATGATGAGCCTCACGCTGCCTAGACATTTCTTCTTTTGCTTTATCTCTTTCAGATCTCTTTGAAATAGCATTATCTACAAAAGCCTCTAATTGTTGTTCCCAGGTCCCTTCTTCTTGTTCGTTGTATTCAAATCCTTTTGCTGCTTGCTGCTGAAACTGCTGCGAATTATTTTGAGTATCATTTTTCCGCTCCATCCTAGACAATCTTTCCCTAACTGCTTTATTGATTCTTTCATTTACTTCATCCTCAGTATATATTTTAGTTTTTGGTTTTTCATTTCCATAATCATCATATTCTTTTTTAACTGTTTCTTGATCGTCATCTGATGAATCATCATTATTGTCAAAATTTTCATTCACAACTTCATTATCTTTTTTTTCTTCATATGAATTTTGTATTTCATTTTCCATAGATTCATTCGGAACTTCTGATTCCATAGGTTCATGCGAAACTTCTGACTTATTTTCTGAAGTTTCAGGATGCAACCTCGTCTTTCCAGTGGTCAATAACTCATCGATGCTGCCATACTGTGTCGCCATATCTTTCCCCCTTTTTTATTAAATCTTGTGCGTCAAAATCTTTACTAGATTATCGGCATGAGCAATAGCTGAATCACTTTCAGTTCTCTGTGTCTCTGCCATATATCTTAGCTCTTGCTCTTTAAGTTTTCCTGCAACTTCAAGCTTTTCAGCTTCAAGTTTTTCTCTCTCTATTTCTAGTTCTGCTTTTATTTCTGCGACTTTAAGTTGATATTCTTTTTCTTTAAGCTCGATTTGTTTTTGCTTAAACTGGGCCTCCATTTGCATCTCTTGAGCTTGAAGTTGCATTGCTTGCTCTTCGGTAGATGGGCCCTGTTTTTGTGGCATTTTCCCTGTTTTTCCTGCCTCTATAATCTCTGGAGGAACTCTAGTTTTTAGTCTGTTTTTAATTTCTATTGTATTCATCAAAGGAAGATTCTCTGCATACAAATCAGCTATCATATTAAATGATGATGGGTCAGCCTGAATAACCTCTCTTAAAGACTGCAAAGCCTGTTCTTTTTGTCCCTCATAACTTGGCCCTGGTTTAAGCCTAACTTGATACGTTCCTTTTCTTCATCTGGGGTCATTAATGCCAATACTCTTTCTGTATCATAAACTCTTGGAATCATTTCATTTACTATTTCACCACCAGTAGCGGTAGCCCTATTAATGGAATTTCGAAAAACATATGTAGAATAGCTTCCCTGCCTGGTTCTTGCATCGATAGCTCTTCCGCTCGCTTCATCTCCATTATTTCCCATTCTTGCTGGATACAATCCGGTTGATGTATAGAGATCTTCAATTGCAAGTTGATATTGTTGAAATAAAGAAGCAGAAAGTTCTGGCGGCCTTAATTGTTCTGGTTTCGCTCCAGTAGGGCTTTCATCATAAGTTAACATGCCCTGAATGTTATTTGGGTCTCTCCAATTTCTAGCCGTATCATTACTTGATACATTTTTCTTAGATCCTATCCATTGGTCATATCTACTTATTTTCAATATATGGGCTGATTGAGTCCTCAAATAATTGATATATCTTTGTGTGTCTTTCGCATCCCCAAAAAATGACCTACATATTTGTTTGCCAGATTTTTCGTAATAACTATTGTTATCAACAAAAACAAGAGGAAGTTGTTCGCTAGGGAACTCTGTTTTATCCAAAACATAATTTCCAGCTATTTTGTAATGCATGACCTTATATTTTATATATTCTTTAGAGCCCTCTATTCTTACAACCTCACCATCCATCCATAACTGAATAGTACTCAAATCATCTTCAGCCCCCTCGACTCCATCATGAATGTCCATTTCTTCATATTCTGATGAAACTTCAGGAGATTCACCATACGATTCATTCATAAGTGAACTACTTTGCTGAAATGCGTTTATTTCAATTGATTTATCTATTAACTCATCTAATTCATCTTGATTTAATGAAACTCCATTAGAAAGTTTATATAACTTATCCCTTCCTCCTTCCCTAACAAAATGATCAATGATAGTAATAGATTCTGAATCAGACCAATTAAATGGATCTTCACTTTCATTTGGCTGAACAGCAAGAGCAACTTCTTCTTCGCTGGCTGTTATTGATGTTTTGCCTATATCTTCCTCTACTTCTTCACCATATGTTTCCCTGAACTTAGCGCGCGTCATTCTTGAAACAAATCCACAGTGAGAACCATCAGTTTTATTTATTGATTCAGCCCCTGAATCCCAATAACATCTAGTGGCATCTTTGAAATAATGGTAAACAATATCAAGATCAAATGATTTGGAATGAATGTATTCAGTTGATATATAAAATGCACCGAATCCACCTATTGCAGCCTGAGATGCTGAAACCTGGTAAGCTAAAGAAGCCCCTCCAGAAAACATGATGTCTTTAGTTATTAACTCTCTAATAGACGCAACCTCATCATCACAGTTTGTCATTGGAACAACTTCTAATTGAGGAGTATTTTGTTGCTGTTCTCCAAGCAATGAATTAGACATTGTTGCTAATTTATTTGAAGTAAGCGGCGTCTTCCTGAAGGTCTTAACCATGTCATCTTGTTCATCATCAGTCCACTGCTGGCCAAGAACAAAGGTATGCATCTCATGGTATTGATCTATATTTTGTTTAAAGTATCCACGCCATTTTTCACAAGCAATTCTAGCTTGTTTTGCTATTTTTTCATTTAATTTAGGCACGTCATCAATCCTTTATTATTAAATAAGCATTCCGGCAAATCTATCTGGCAACACGTTAACTTGATATCCGCCTTCTTTTAAATAATCTCCAACATAAAATGTTAAAGCGAGACTATCTGCAATATCTGGAGATTTCATCCCTCTTTTGCGTAAATCATCTTTTGATTCTATCTGCAGCCTTCCTGAACTATCAAATTTATATCCAAGGCTTGTCAAATCACCCAAAAGTTCATCACTATCTGGAATCTGAACTGGCATGTCTTGAGCCAGCCATTCTCTCATATCATGCCAAAGTTCAGCTCGTAAATTTCTATATTTATCTTTATCGTTAGCAGATCTCGCAACATTAACTCCTTCAACCATATCGTACCCGATTTCAAGAAGTCTATCCACTATTCCAGCGCCTATACCTATACAATCAATACAAACTTTAGCCGGATTCTCTTTATCTATTATTCTTCTTATGGCGCCGACAAGTTCCATTGTATTTAGATTAAAATGAGTCTCGCAATTATATGCCAATCTTCCTTTTCTTCTAATTATTGCAGTTCTATCATGATCGCTAATAGCCGGGTCAACCCCTATCACCAATGGTGATTGAGATTCAACTTTATTTTTCCTTGCTTTATTAACCATGTTTGCTTTTATGAATCTATCTGTTACAGGGTTTCTGAATGCATCTAATGCCGTCATGGGATATTCTACATTAAATAGCTCTTTCCCCGTCTCAAAATCATTACTGAATTCAAGTAACTTCTTTCTCCTCCACAGCAAATGCTCTTTCGTTAGCCCGTTCTCTTTATGATTATTTAATAGGTCTTCTTCTTCATCTGTTATAGATAACAATTCATAATTCTCAGGGAAGTCTCTATATTCTGGTTGCCAATACCAGGGAATGAATATAGCTTGAAAGTCAGACTTCCCAGTCTCCGCTGCAATCCACATATTATAAAAATAATTTCCTATCCCGTTTGCGGTTGATTCAAGTATTATCTCTGTACCTTTTTCATTTGGCACCGCTTGAAGAATTCCCTTTGCATGCTCTTCTGCATGAGGCCAGTAAGCAACTTCAGAGCCGTGGAATAGTTGAATGGTTTGAGACCTACCAACACTTTTATTTCCGGCGGTGCCGACCGAATAACTTGAGTTTAATGTATTGAATTTTAATTCTTTAGCGCTTGACGTATCCGGCTTTGGAATCAAACCAGCTGGAAGCTCATCATTATATCTTTTTGTCATTTCAAATAGATTTTTTGTGGCTTCTGCCTCATGAGTTATGATGAAGGCTTTCATTCCTTTTGTGGTGCTTACAATGAAGAAATCTCTTGCCTGAACATATGTTGAGCAACCTTGTTGGCGCCCCTTTAATATAAGGGCCCGAACTTTTCCAGTTGATTGTTTTTGATCTTCTAAACGCTGATGAACATATTCTTGAGCTCTATTGAATATGAATGGTGATATACTTCCTGATTTCGTCCGTATCCTAAGAAAGTTCTTAGCAAAAAGAGGTAATGACTTTAATACTCTTATTAACTTATCTTCAGACATTAATAACTAAAATTTAAACAATATTAATATATCATACTGTTATTGAAAATATTTCGCAATCTAAGGCTTCCACAAAAATATTATAAACAGTTGTGTTACAATCGCAGCAACTCCGTATTCCATTGAAATCTTCGACAAAAACATTATCTCGTCCATGATAATTCCTTTTAATATTTGTTATATTATTATCAAGCATGGAATAAAAGCTATGCTAGAAAATTAATACAAATCCTAATTGGATCTAAGGATTACTCTTTAGAATCCAGATTCTTGTTACACTCGTTTAGTTCATATAATTTTTCCAATAAATCATCTATATTTCCCCCAATCTCCTCTTCCACGTTTTTAACAACAACCCTTGAAGAATCTATCAAAGTAAATGACTGGCACCATAAATAATAACCTTCATGAGTTGCAGAAAATTCCAAGGCGTGGTTAAAATAAATACCTTCTTTATTTATTTTCTTTACCAAATGCAAGGCTTCAGCTAATTTTTTAACATTATCTTCTGTGATAATTACGTTATGCATTAATTAACCTATAAGTTTTTATCATACTATTTAAAAGAAATTAATCTTTTAATCATTGCCTTGATCGCCTCATCGCAAGATTTAAATAAATAATTCCCATTGAAGTGCCACCCAAATCTAAGAAGTTCAATTTCACCCTTTACATAAACATATACATAGTCCCCTCCTTCGTCCATATCAACTATGACCCCATCAATAATATGCATATACTTAGGCAAAAGTATTTTGCGCACACAATCCGCATAGAAAAAATAAACTTTATCTCCAACATTAAAATCACTCATCACATGATCCCTATTTTAAATCTCAACAACTCCAAATGCTTCTCCGGCATATGCCTTTGACCCGTCTCGTAGTAATGGTACATTCTGTAGGTGCAGTGAATCATTGCAGCCATATCTTTGGCTTTGATTCCCAATGAAATTCGAATATTCTTCAAATTATCTTGTGTTATATTGTGAAATGATTTCATGTTGTTGTCAACAAATTATTTAAAATATTCATGGCACTCCAGGCATTTTCTGAATGCATCTTTTTCTTCAAAAAAATACTCTTTTCCCATGAACCACCATGGCTGAGGGTAAGGAATAGCTTTTAAATATATTTCTTTTATTCCTTCGTTTTCAGGAAGATCTATCTTGAAATATTGCTGCGCATCATGATAAATGCGAACACATTTAGTTGTTTTTTCTATAAAGTCTTCATTATAATTTTTTCGCCTATGGGACCTACATATACACTTATGAATATTAAATATATTTTTCCATAAATAACCTATTATCATTTTATATCCTTTAGATCTTCTGATTTTTGTCAACAACTTCCTAATGCGAGCCATTCTTTTATTTCCCATCGCATGGTATCATTATTGGAACTCCTAGATATATTGTTGCTAGAGTGTATGATTCATGAGGTTTAATTAACTCAGATTTTTCGCAATGTTTTAGGTATAGATCAGAAACACGCATTTGCTTGTTGAAGTTTTCATACTCATCTTTTTCAAGAAATATTGGGCAACAATCTAATCCTTTTTCTCGATGCTTAAATCCATGTTCTAATATTCTTCTGTTAGTATCTAGATACTTTTCCTGTTCTTCTGTTAAGTCATTCATAATTTAATTACCATCTAATCCATTTAAGGTTTTCAACCAGTCTTTAACTGTGTTTGCTGCTGCTTCCATAGCCGAAGAGTCAATAATAGTTAATTGGTTATCAATTAACTTTAATGTCATAATGAAATATGCTTTATCGTCTTCACTGCAATGATCACATTTGTCTTTTATCCAATTACGCAAATGAATTAAGTCGATCATTATTCAATCTCCACCGGTTCAATAATTGCAAAATGTGTAACTCCATATATTTTTTGATACGCTGAATTTTGACACTCTCCGCAATGATAGTCATGACTCCAAACATCAGGGGTGTCTTTGCTCTCTAATCGGGCAACATATCTATGATTGTTTTCAGTGAAAATTAAATAATCCGTAGAGATTTGTGGGGAAAATTTCTTGATGCTATACCATTTCATTCGATCACCTTTAGTTCTTCGGATTGCGCAAATATGCAATCCCTAATCCTATTCTTTAACCAAAAATGTCTAACGATTAACCCCAAGGGTGGCTTTTCACTGATTATCATGACATCCCCATTTTAAAAAATTTACCAACATTATAAGCAACGCAATATATCCATATGGAAAAAGCAACACAACCTAAAGCTGAGACAGCCATGTCTTTTAATACTTCCTTTCTTTTCTTTATATGCAAAATCCTTTTTTCTTCTTTTGACATCTCTGGAATTGTTATTTGGATAAATGCATAATTTTCGTCAAAATTTGCTCCAAACAAAGCGAAAAGTTCTTCTCTTCTTTTTTTATTCATGATATATCATATAAATAGTTCTACGCA